TGGGCGGAAGGCTATCTGTAACCTTCCACGCCGTTGATATGGGCGATTATCTTCCGACCCATATCATTGACTATCTTTTGTATTTGCGGCTTCAGTTGGGCGAATACGTGTTCGTGGTACGGGTTCGGTCGTTGACCCTTGACCGACCTTCGGAAGAATTCCTGGCCCTGAATGAAGAAGTGAAGGGCTTGTCCAGCCTTTGCCCTTATGGGTTGACCCGTTGGCCCCCATAACCCCGAACCTGTGCGAACAATGAAGCCATAAAACACGCCCAGGGCGGATTGCGCCGCCTGGCGGACTTCAAGGACCTGGTTCCTGGGGCCGCCGATTATCTGGAAGACGGTTGTCCTGGCCAGCTTGCCCGATACCTTCGGGGTTGCGGCCGCCAATGGACCAGTCCCCGCCGACGGTACGATAAGCCGACCTATTTTACGCAAGCCTTCGTTTAGCGAAATGCGCGTCACGGTATCCCCCGCCTGAACGACGCGGTTCTTCAGTTGGTCCAGTTGTTCGTAATTGAATTCTATTGTGGACGACATTATTCAAGCCTTCCTGGGTCAACGATTTCCAGGACGTCAAGGAAGTGTCGCTTGCCCCGATAACCGCCCTTCTTTTCCTGGATAAGGTCAGGCATATTCGCAATCGTGACGTCGGTCCGCTGGACCCCCGCGACCCCGTTCAGCTTCGGGTACTTCGCCAATATGTCAATGACCTTTTGCGTTTCAACCCCGACCCGTATATCAAGTTCGGTCAGGTCCCCACGCCAGGGAATCATTACGTCAATGTTATATGTCCAGATTCGACGTTCCATTTTAAGGGTCAGTTGTTCCTTCCTGTGTGTGTTATAGGAAACGACGACGACGCGGGCCTTGCCTTTGGCCATTGGCCGCCGGTCGTAAAGCTTCGTATTGTCGGAATCGAAGTCAGCGTGTTTCGTAATCGTGGTTATGATTCCCGCTTCGATTGTCGCCTGGCTCATATTGCGTCCCCCCTTTCGCCTTTTGTATTGTAGTCAGGCACGAACTTTCAACCTGGCCAGCTCGTACCTATGTCAATATTATGGTCAATCGGCTAATCAATATCGGTCGGCCCCCCTGGGTATGCGTCTTCGCCCCGTTTGAATATCGGGTTCTTTTCGTTGCCTTCGTCGTCTTCCGCGGAACCAGCGGCCAGGTTTCCCAGGCGGCGGGTCCGCCGACCAGCTCGAAGGCGGTTTTCCCTGATTGCCTTCAACGCCGACTTCAGTTTGTTTCCGTAAGTGGTCGCCCTGGTTTCCCCCGTGGATTCGACTTCTTCGTCGGGGTTGTAAACGGTCGCGGGTAACACGGACAAAACGACCGCGGCCGCCCCGTACGCATTGGCCGCCTTCAGGTAAGCATACGCCGTCGCGTAATTGGTTTCGTCCACGGGGACGGTATAACCGACCTGGTCCAGTTCCCGATTCAGGTCCGCGGCGACGTTGTTCAGTTCGGTTTCGACCTGGTCAATGGACGGGACCGTGTCTTCCGTGAAGGTTCGGTCTTCGACAATATCGCCGATAAGACGTTCGACGTCTTCGTGTTCGGCATAGGTATTCGCACCAACGGTCATTGTCTTGTCCCCCCTATAGTTAAGAAAGGGTCAAAGTCCCTTTCTATTTCCTTATTTCCACTCTCTCCAGCTTCTCACAGGGTAAGCCCTCATCATGCCGGCATATTTCCAAGTCGCAGAAGGAAATCTCCTCATTGGGTTCACCCTCATTGATACTCACTACTTGGTCAGATAAACCTACAGCATGATTATATAGGCCTCTTGCAACACCCTCATTTTCAAAGCAGAAATCTAGTCTCACTCTGTATTTCATGTCCGCCACACTCCAAATAGGTGTTTTTCTCGGCTAAAGTGATTTTGTATTTCAGGTGCGCTCAAAGCTCGGTTATAAATTCTAGGTAGAGCTATTCTGCCAAAAACCTCCCTCTCTGGTGCAGACGCTTTCCTAGCACCTATCAGCAATGCTTCAGTAACAGCTTGTAAGGCTGCAAAATCCCCAGTCTCAACACAAGTTCCTCCGCTCACGCCATTGATATACAGAGCGGTGCTAGCATCAGTTAAACCACCATCCCATGTACCTATTATGTGATACCAGGTGTTGTTGGCAATCTGGTCAGCCCATGTCATAATAAAGTTGTTGACAGAGTTTTTCTGAGAGAAAATCTGTAGCCTTAAATTGTTGTTTAGAAAACCTAGATTATAAGCTCTTGAGTCAGCGGCTATCCCATCCTTGTTGATTATTTCCTGACTTATCTTGGTAACATCCGTAGTATAAGCCCAAGCCTCAAGAGTAAACGCTCCAGTAAGGTCTAGGCTTGCACCTGTACCACAATTAACATGGTCGTCAGTCCCATCATAGACCAGCATCCAAAGCCCACTGGGTAACCTTATCCAAGTTGCCCCTGTTATCGTGCCGTGATTACCTTCTTTTGACCTATCCCATATCGTCGCGCCATACCCAGGAAGACCAGGCAAATATAATACGCAACTGGGGTCGGCGGGCGGGTAATCGTAGCCGTTGATATTGACCCCGTGAACCATCTTGCCCTTGATTTCGATTGGCGTCTGATATAATGGTCTAGCCCCAACTTCCAACGACGGGTAATAGTCCAGGTCAAGCGGCCTTCCGTTCAATGTTACTTCTTGAACCATACGTCCCTCCTAAATAAGATGGTGTTTGAACTTCAGTCCGAAGGTGACGCCGTCGGTATTTGTCCAGGCGGCCGTAATGACGTCAGTCGCTTTACACTTCTTCTTCGGCTTGATAACCAGGTCGGTAACGCCATTCGCGACCAGGTCAAGCCTCAATATGACCAGGTCATAAACGTCACTAACTCCGTCGTCCAGGGTAATAACCAGGTTTTGCGTCCCCGAAGTTGGAGCCGCGTTCAAATTCAGTTCGACTTCGTCCAGTTCGAAAGCCGCGCCTGGCTCTATCTTGTGCGTTCCAACGACAACATTACCCGTACCCGTGAAGGGCGTTTCAACGATTAGATGCCGTTCTTTAACTTGGACGGCGTCCAGGGTATCGTCGGTTATTTCGTCGCCAGTTGCAGTTACCAGTCGGGCCTTACCAATAACGGCGGTTCCAGCTAACAATTCAACTGCTTGATTTCCTTGTGGCGGAAAGCTCATTTTACTATACCCCCTTAATGTAAATGGTATCGGATATGAAGGATTGCGGTATCCGCGACCGCTGTATTGCTTTTCATTCGGTAATAAACAGTTTCGCCCGCGGGGATTTCAGGTCCGAATACCCTGGCGTGATTATCGGGATTCTGGAACTTGCCCGAACCCGCGAACCTTTGCGCCGTGACATGGGTCTTGTCCGCCCCGTACGCAATTTCAATCATGTATCGGGTATTTATGTCGCTTACTTCTTCTTCCTGGACGACTGTTATATGGCCAGGGACCGCGGTCAAAAGCGAACTGAAGGTATTCGCCCCGCTGTCAACGATTTCCGTCCAGGCCGACCAGGTATCCAGGGCTTCGCCCGCGGTAAACGTACAGGTCAACGAAGTGTCCCCTGGGAAGATAAGCGTCGAGTGTTTCAGCGCGTCGTCTATGTCGTCAATGGAAAGGACGCGTCCCGACGTCAAGTCCAGAAGCCCCGCCTGGTTGATATTATCAAGATAACCAGCGCGGGCCGCTGATAACCTGGTCAACAAAGTGTCCAGGTCCGCCAGTACGTCGGCCTTGTCTAGGCCCTGGGGCGGGAAGCTCATTCTATTGGGTTCCCCAGGCTATTTCCTGGACCCGTAGCAAATGCCCGTTCTGGTTTTGGTCCGACTGGAAGTTGACCGAATCCCCCGAATGGACCAGCAAATCGATGATATACAATCGGCTTGCCGCATAGTTCGCCCCGCCGTTGAAGTGGCTAGTCAACGTTGTTGTACTGACCTTAATCTTCGCCGTAAACTTACCCGCGGACGGAAGCATGACTTGAACACGGAAAAGGACCGGATAATCGGAAGGCGTAATATCAGCGGCCAGGAAGTCGAGATTGGCGTTTTTGTTTCCGTTGTGGACGTTGGCCTTTTCAAGCGGAAGGGCCTTGCGGGTCATTTGCTTTGCGGAACGGTTGTCCCGCGAAGGATTCATGGACATTATCGTTACCCCCTACATTCTTATTCAGGACGGCCCCCTATCGGACCAGTAACCCGTTATACCTATTCGGTTGTTAAGGGGCCCCCAGGTTGACCAGGGGCCCCCAGGTGCTAGAATCCTTTCCCTATCACCGGTCGGGTTGGGTCAAGCCCTTTGGCATAGGCCGCTTCCATTCGGGGCCTATCCCGCGGAACACATGGGAAGCCCCGACCATTCTCACCATTCAAAGTCTGTAAGACTATCTCCCGACCGGTCAATGGGATTTTCACCGGTTGCGGAAGCGATATTAGCCGTCTAGTTGGCTTGCCACAAAAAGAGCATAGACGCATACTCGTCGCTTCGCTGAAGCGTACAATCGCTTCTTCTTCGTGCCCGCATTCGGGACACCGGTACTCGTATATCGGCATTACGTTCCTTTCAACAATCAGTCCGATTAGTCGTTAGGACCCGGACCGCCGCTCAGTGCTGGACCATCAAAGTTGTCAGCCCATCCATTCTTCAACGTCCCAACCGCAGTATTACTGAGGTCTTTATATGGATTATTGCCAGAGCCGTCACCGCAGGCACTAGCCTTATTACCAGCAATCATCTTGCCGTTAGTACCGCCTCCCAAGGATATCGCCCATCCCTCAGCTAGCGCAGACGCTATCAGTGAGAAGAAAACATTCCCGATAATTTGGCCGAAAGAACCTGTAACTTTGATGCCTATGCCCGCTACACCTGCGAAAATGTTGTGGGCGATTATTGTCCAAGCATCATCAGCCAATCTGATACAGTCACGAGTCAGCTGAGTACTGAAGATATTATGGTCTATTAACCAAGCAGTTGCTGAAACTGCACCTTCGCTAAGGATACCGTCTTGCCCTGCCATATACTGAGCAAAAGCACAGTGATGTATATGATTGTAGTAAGACGACTCCGCTACTTCGATGCAAGCTTCACCGGTTGAGCCCAACCTGAAACCAGCGAGTTCCAAACTACCTCCAGTCCCAAGTGTCTTAATACAAGCATCAACACCCTGCATATCGACTAAGGCGCGTCCTCCTAGCGGATTACCCTCGCCAAGTCCGATAAGGTGCACATTACGCTTATTGATGAGGATTGACACAACATCTTCCTGGTAGGAATCCTGGACAAAGATATAGTCATGCCTTCGCTGGACGCACTTGTCAATGGCCGTCTGAATCTTCAACAATGGGTATTGCGGGTCTGTGCCATTATTGTCATCTGAACCAGCTGGCGTAATTTGGGAACTTCTGACGTAGAACGTCTTACCCCCGCCAGGGGCTATTCCCTTGGATACGTCCCAGGGGATTGCTATTGGACTACCTAGTGATTCGAACATTTTACTTACCTCACTTTTAAGTATTCTTACGCCCCTATCGGTTCGATTACGACATTACCCCGATAGTTTCGGCTCCAATGGTTCACCGGTTGGGCGGACAAGTCTCGATACGGGTTATTAGTATATCCATTAGTAAGCATACCCTTCAACGCGACGTTATCATCTACCATCGCATTCAAGCAATTTGCCCCCAGGCTCACGGCTTCCCCGACTTTGGCGTCGGGCATAACGACCTTGTTCCCGTAGATTTGGGCGTCATAAGCTCTTATCAGATTAATAGCCATTTCGCAACTCATGAACCGATTGTGCCTGATTATCCAATTCTTGATGGCCTTGCCATCGGTCGTCCCTAGTATATCAATCGCCTTGCCTGCTATTTTACCCTTGCCATTAATTAGGTCTCCCAGGAACTCGTTATCCTCAATCAAGACGCTGTGGCTAGGGTGTATTGAGCCGGCCATCTTTTGAATGCCGCAAGCGGGCGTCCCGAACCAGACATACCCGAAGGTATTGTGGTGAATCCAGACACCGTCAACCTGGCCTTGTTGTGCGCTACCCGTGTAGAACTCAATGTTAATCCCGCCAAAGGAATCGCCGCCGCCCAGGGTCAGATAACCTATTTCGGAATACTGGCCGGCGCTTCCCAATATGAAAGCGGGCGTATCTCCGGTCGGGTGAATGACAGGATACGGAAGGTTCTGTTGTGCGACGCCGAAGATATGGACTTGCCTCTTATTAACCACTATCGGCCAAGTTTCGCCCGTCGCTTGGTAGTAGTCGTGAATAAGAATGTAATCGTTCCTACCGGCAACGCATTTGCTTAAAGCGGCCGTAATGGTCAGCAACGGGAATTCATACGATAATCCCGTATTGCTATCATTTCCAGGGAAAGCCGCCGACGCCGTATTGACGTGATAGACATTCCCTATCATGCCGAACAATCCGCCTTGGAGCCTATTCACAACAAGATTGTCAATGACGGTTCGGCTTCGCATTCTCTCTCTTACAGGTGGCATTTCATTTACCCCTTTTCAAAGTATTTCCAACTTTTCGGGGATTCCCGCGAACCCCCGCATACGGATTTCGTCAATGGTACCCTAGCTTATGACGGAAGCGAAGTAAACGCCCAGGTCCGACCCCGTGACCTTGAAGTCGAACGCGTGTTTCCCTTTCAGGAAATCACGGTCGCGGTCTTCCTGGACTGTCGGGATAATGTTCACGGTCAAGCCGCTATCGTCAATCTTCCAGGCCATAGTGTAACCGGCGGCCGGTTCCCGCAAAGCGGGCCGTTCGGGGACGTACAGCAAAAGCGCGTGTTTCCCCCAAACGAAAGCCTGGGCGGGCGTGGCGTGTCCTTCCACGGTCGTTCGCTGAACACACTTCCCGATAAGAAGCTTT